TTACTGTTGATATTTTAGACCTTCACCTCCGGTGGAAGGGTGAAGAAGATAGCAGAGGGCACATGTGTCAAATGCGAGTCTGATTTGAATGGACTACGGGTGTGGCGAGAACGAAGTGGTAGGGGAATCATTTTAGAGTCTCAGCCAATCCCAATTTGATATGGCAAGACGTCGTTCCTCTACTAGAGGCCGTAAAAAAATGAAGATGCAACCAGCTGTAACGGATTTATTGTTTAAGATTCCTGCTGGTGGTACTGCTGCTGGAGATGATAGTTACATCGATACAGCTAGAGAATTATCTAAAATCAATCGAAGATTATATTCTCAAGGCCGCATGTATGCTTATCAAGGCCTTACTTTTATTTGGAGAGCTAAGAATGCTGCTCTACCGGTCGTAGCAACGGATTTGGCTACTATCGAAGTTAAACTTAGTACAGCCGGCAATACCTGGGTTGTGCAAAATGCACACACTAAGGGTGAGGCACTTTGGAACGAAATGCAGGCTTTAGTTGTAGATGACAACCCCTCGATTAAAGGGCGTTGGCATGATTTTAAGGTCACTTTAGATTATCTAATGACTCCTGGACGTATTCTTGCTGTTACTGATTCGCAAGGTACACCAATATTTGGTGGCGAATGGGAGAATTCAATGTTTGTTATGCCAGAGCATCAGGTTGATCCAGTTACTGGTCTTCCCCTGGTTGCATCAGAATTTAGAGCAACCTTGATTGGACAGGATGTTACACTTGCTGGTCCTCCTGTCACCGGTACTCGTTCCTTGGTCAAGGCCTATGAGGAATCGAGGTCAACGGTTCAGCCACTCGACCCGCACGTTCCTGCTGGAATGGCTACGTCGTTCTTTAATTTGTTAACAGATTCAGGTTCACAGGAACCAGAATTGGCTACAGTTATTCTTGACGAGAATAATGAGCCTCCATATGATGATAATGATTATGTTGGAGGCGATTCTAACGGCGTTAACCCACTATTGGTTGGTTACGGCGCAATCAGCGCAGCTGAAGTTGATGGACGCATTGGCGGTTTTGTCGCACCATGCGGTTTAATCCATGTTCATATTACTGGCTACAATCAGGTAGGAGGAGTTGTTCCTACTGCAGACATGCCTGAATTAGAGCTTGTTTTACATGTTGCACCTGGTATGTACAAAGGTGTAGCTAGTGTACCTATGGGACAGTGATTTAGATGGAACCAGGTACACAAATTTCAGCCGAGGGCACAGTCAAAGGTGTGGTTACTGCTTCTAGCATTGTATCTCACATTAAACAAAACAGAATCGAGTATCTGGCTCTCACGATTCTATTGCACCTCCTTGGGGCAACTAACTATGCCTTTGACAAAGTTTCAGGGACGTGTATTTGATGGCTTACAATTATGGTAAGACCTTCAAGAAAGGCGGTAAGTGGGTTCGCTACCGCTACACGAACAAGAAGAAATCGACCAAGAAATTGGTCTTTTCGAAGAAACCTCGCAGGTGATTTAGATCAGCGAGGAAACAGAAGCCGCCTATTGGGATGGCTTTACTATGGGGATTTCTATACCTGGCACCCCATGGTTGATTGAGCAACTTCCTTATGGATGGGGCGATGAGTTATATGAGGGTCACATGGACGCTCCAACTAAGGAGTGGGACCCTCGTGCTAAAGGAATGGATACTCCTTTTGATACTTCTACCGACCAAAACAAAGCCTATTGGCTTGGCTTTGCTTCCGGTACTGGGATTAATATTGCGCTTCTTACTGGCCTATATTGGGGCCTTGATGTTGGGTTTGCTGGTTCTGTTGGAGCAGGCGTGACCCAACACGGTACTTTTTCAGCATGGCCAAATGTTGCCTCGGTTGTAGCTTTGTATTATGGTCATCAAGCTACTTTAGGTTCTCCTGGAGTAACTCTGGGAACCGTTGATACTTCCGGGGGCCACGGACACGGTGGCGGAAGTTCTTACACTGCTGTTCCATCTGTTGGTATAGCAGGTTGGATATTATCTTGGTTTGAGTGATAATTATGTACCCTCCCCTTGTGGATTTCTTTATGGAGAAACCTTGTGAGAGATGTCAGACTGTCACAATTTGTGACAGTGATCATCGTATATGCTATGATTGTTTTGTTGAACTCGATTTAGAGGAAAGTAAAGCGGGGGAAGAAGAATGAAGCGCACGTGCGCGGAACCCCCCCGGATTTATCTTTGCCGAAGGCCCCGGGGCCCACGTGCCCGGGAAGAGCCATGGGAGGTCTTTGGCGCCTCCGGCTCTCGGATTTGTCGGCATTGTTGGCCTAACGACTGTGGGTGTTTCTTTTGAATCACTGTAATGATCCACTTTGTAGAGCGCCAGAAGAATTCTGTCGTACTAAGAAATTACTACTTTCTGCTTTGAAGATTAAGGAACTAGCTGAAAAGTATGGACACCCCCTGGTGGCTGAAAGTGAAAGTGAAACTTCATCTTAATTTGATGGGGTTTCTTACTGTTGATATTTTAGACCTTCACCTCCGGTGGAAGGGTGAAGAAGATAGCAGAGGGCACATGTGTCAAATGCGAGTCTGATTTGAATGGACTACGG